AAAGGATTAGAAGCCATCCTGAATTTAAAGAAGATAGACCCGAGAAGCCCTCTGGTGGTACAAGAGCTTCTAAGAAGACACAAGCAGCGAACGCTAGGGCAAGAAAGAAAGAAGCACAAAAAGAGACAGACCAATTCAGTAGAGGAACTGTCTCTCAGCAGAGAGGAAAATGAACTCCAAAGGAGAACTTAAAGACTCTCCAACTCCGTAGGAAAGTACAGCTTCACCAAGTCCATCAAACTCTTAGGTAGGTTCTCATCTAGAAGGTGATGCATGATCTTAGTGTCCCACACATTCTTTGTGTAGATTCCATGATTGATCAGGAATTTCAGATCAAACTTAGCGTTATGGAAAACTTTCTTGTTGCGGGGGTTCTCTAAAATCTTACGAAGAATAACCCATACCTTAGCATAATGGGGCTCACCCTTCTTAAAAGGAGAGTCCTTATGGTCACACGGGATGACCCAATTGCTGTCTTTAGAAGAGATAGCTATGGTTTGTATGCTATCTGTAAGGAAATTTAGTCCAGTGGTCTCAATATCAACGGCCAGGGTTTCGTCCGTACCTGCTAACACCTCCCCCAATACTTCCAACTCTTTTTCCGTTGTGAGGACTTGGTACTTGAGGTCCCCTTCGTGCGTTTTGCCAAGTACATATTTCTCATACGCATTTCGGAGATCCGTTTCGAACAAGGTTCTGTGCCTAGGTTCCTTAACGACAGAATAAGGATGGAAAATAGGAACAACGACACAAGTATGCCCATCATCAGTTGTATAATCATAAGATTTACCTCTTTTGTTAGTGATGCCACTCTTCTTGATCAGCATCTTCATTGCTAAATTACCACACACAAACACTAGGCGCGGTTTTACTTTATTAATAGTGGCCTGCAAGTGGCTTCTACAGGCAACCATATTATCGGGGGTCATATCTGCCTCCCTAACAGAGGGACACTTAACCGATGCAGCTACCTCAAAAATAGAGCCTGGGTATAATTCAGAGATAATCTCTAGTTCAGGCTTAGAAAAGGCAGAGAATTTACCAAACCTATAGGTTATAGAATCTGAGAGAAAAAGGGTCTCGCTCTCCCCTAAATACTCATAGTCGAGAACACAATACTCAGGTTTAGCTTTGTGAAGAATAGAACACTCACCACATAAAGGATTTCTTTCTTCAATTGCATACAAAGAGTGTAAGTTATTCATCTATAATAAATTATGAGCAAGCATTACATTGATAATAAAAAATTCGAGGAGCTTATTAAGAAGTATAAACAGGAACCTCGTACATATGAGGACGAACTATTTGAAATGTTTGATCTGCTCATATCAAATATCCTCGTAGGGTTCTCATTTAAGTTAGAAGAAGATGACGCAAAGCAAGAGTGTTTTCTATTAATCCTTAAGACACTTAAGAACTTTAACCCTGACGTAGGAAATGCGTTCAACTACTTTACCACTATCATACTCAATAATCTAAAGCTTTTATATACTAAAAACAAAAAATATATTGAGAAGATAGATGCCTATACAGAGATTAAAAAAGACTTACTCTAAATCTAGAGACTCGTAGACCATAGGAAGATAGTCCTCGGAGTGGACCTTATGCTTTCTAATCCTCACAAGCTGGGGTAGAACGGTACTCCTAAAGATAACAAAAGAGTGGGGCATGTGGTAGCTGTCCACGATGTAAAGCGGAGTTGCGGACTCATTAGCAAGAGCATAGCGCCTCTCCAACTTCTTCATAAGAGCTTTACAATACTTGTCCCACGGGGAGACAAACAAAAGATGTAGCTCTCCCTTCTCTCTCTTCTGCTTCCTTAGGTGACGGTTTAAATCGTTCTCCTTAGTCAGCTTCACCAACCTGTAATTCATTTCTTACTTACTCTTTTTCGGGACTCTCGGAAACGGGGACCCCTACTGATGACAAATCAAGGTCGTTATCTTCAGCATGTTGCTTCACAGCTTCCATTAGTTTAATTTCCATAGTTTCTATGCCTAGTTTAAAAATGCCCTTCAGAAAATGATCTTCGTCAACTTCAGGAGGCTTCACCATAGACATAAAATTCTTGAAGGCTAACGCCTCATCTTTGCTTAATTTAATTTGTAGTTTCATACGATCTCTAGTCCTGTCACTTAGTTTAATATCCCAATCTTCAAAATTAAGAGTAATGGATTCAGTCATTGCTAATCAAGGTATAATAGTACATGAAGGATATATTAGACCTCCAAAAATTGAAAAAAAAGAAACGAGTAAATAGTAAAGCCAAAGGAGGGGCGTTTGAACGACAGATGGCTAACATGCTCAACGAGCAGTTTCAAACCAAAGACTTTAACCGTACCCCTGGGAGTGGAGCATTCGCTACCACCCATCAGCTTCCTGAACACATAACAGTCGCAGGGGACCTAATCACGCCACTAAATTTCAAATTTTGTATAGAGTGCAAGAAAGGGTACAACAACCAAACGATCTACAGCCTACTAGATTACAATTCGAAGATATGGGAGTTCATAGAACAATCGGAAAAAGATGCAAAGAAATTGAAGAAAGTGCCTATGATTATATATAAACAAGATAGAAAGGATATATTAGTAATAACTTATAAAAATATGTTTACTACAATGATACCTTCTATTCTATATTTAAAGATAATAAAGAAACATTAACATCTAATACATATAGTATTTATAAACTAAAAGATATACTAACTGATAGAAGAGAGAACTGGTTTAACGGTTAGCTAATAGGTGCTCAAGAAGTTTAGCTTGTCCTTTTAAATAGGTCATCATCAAACTATCTTCTACTTCCTTACCCTTTTTCAGTTTTTTCCTCAGTGTTAAGTACTCATCCTGTAAATCAGAACTAATATGTGCAGTAGTATTAGTATCTACAGAACCATCATCCATCTTTTTACGCTTGGATCCCAAGGAAACATATTTTTTAGTGCCTCGTTTCTTTAACCTTAAAGTAGAAGAGGAGCCCTCAAGCTTTACATCCCATGCTCCCTCAACATCTGTTAGTGAATCCTTTTTACGGGCTTCTACTGCTGCATCATCTGCATCAAAATTAATAATACCTCTCGTTGCATCATTGATCGGTTTTTGGTGAGACCCAGCAAGAGTTTTATTAGCTTCCAAGAGCTTCTTATTGATGACTGTATCATGAAGAACACCTCCACATAGCTGAGCGGTGTATGCTAAATTTAATCTTGCGCTCCTAGCAAGAGCAGTAAGTTTACCATCAGCACCTCTTGAATTACAATCACCAGCCTGTTTAGCGGTAACCATAAGCCGCGTAACCTCTTCTTTGAACTTTAATCTAGTCTTCTTGTCCTTAAGGTTTATCGTTCCTCCTGCTTTTTTAAACAGCTTCTCTACACGGGCGCGTATTTTGCTATCGACAGGTAAATTCCCCATCTTCTTTTCAAGAATAGGGAGCGCGGTCTCAAAAGAAATCTGGCTGACGGTCCCATTAGGGCTTGTCATCCCTGTAGAATTAGAGGGCAGAATAGAATCCATGCTGGTATACATATCATCTAATTTTGTTTGATAGTCTCTAGCATCCTGTAAGAGTTGTGGATTCGCATCAAAACCTAGCCTCTCTTGAGTTTTAAGCTCGAATCCAGGAGCTACACCCCCTGCCTTCTGGCCCATTACTAATGCATTACGCTTTTTCCAGGTTTTAAACTCGCCTCCCTTAGTGGACTCTCCTTTTTTGTAAGATTTAACACTACAGCCTACAACAGATACTGTGTCAGAATCTTTTAAGTCGTATGCCTCTTGGTATATCTCAACTAATTCAGGGTTAAGCTCTCTTAGTTCGCCTATTGTGTAACTTTGTATAGCTGCATCCTCACCCTCCAGATTAAACTGCCTTACTGCCTCTTCAGCCCTCTCAGCAGCAGGAGAATCAGCCCCTGCATGATCTAAATAAACGTACTTAAGATCATCCTTATACCCATTCCCTACTGTGGTCCCTACGGGAATACTCATATCTGGATACATTTGTCCAGTCGAGATGATAGCCTCTTCTAAAGCCATAGCAGTACTTAAATACTCATTAAGACCATCAGGTTTATTAATAACTTTCCCCAGATCAAGAAGAGCATCTGCTATAAAATGGCTGTCCAAAGTTGTAGCGACCCCGCTATCCACTAAATCCCGTGCCCATTTATGAGCTTCTTCAAATTTATCTAAGTCTTCCAGAATTTTGTGCCTTAAGTACTGACCAAACTTTTTCCTAACTTTGGATATGTCTCCACCTTGGGATTCAATATTGCCTATGGTACTATAAAAGGTCGCCGCAGCGAAGGTAACTTCTAACCCTGTTCCTCTATAATCCGCAAGCTGTGCTTCTGTAAACTGTGCTTCCTCTGTACCTTTTCGAATTTGTTCAAGCCCACCATCGCAAATTTCCTCCATTCGTTCCGCAGCAAAATCGAAAATATCCGACTTTGGCATAACAATACCTTCCGTTTGATCCCCATCTGCATGAAAGACATAATGAGCCTTTTTCTGTCCTGTAACCCTCCTTACAGAGAGAGGCAAATCACGACACATCTTATCTTTATTAGTGTCTGTCACCGCTGACTCCCCCTTAGTAGCGAAAGATAAAAACAAATTCATTGACTCAGTAGCACCTCTCATGAGATCAAGATTTGAACTAACTGCTAAGTCTGAAATTTCGAACCCTCCCTCCTCGGAAATTGTAGCAATAGTTCCGTTTGCTAATTTTTTTTCCATGGAAGTGGGGGCACCTCCTGTAACATAATTACCCATCCTAGAAGGATTCATCCAACCTTGTTCTATGCCTAAAGTCTGGGCTACTGCTGCCATATTACTGACACGCTCAAGCATAGTCACCATATTGGCATTTAATTCCTCATCAAAGAGACCAGCAGACTCAAACTGTCTTCCAGCCCTGTCCTCAGCTTCTGTAGATACCGAATCTACTACTCCTTCTTCCGCTTCTCCTGGAAAGTTTCTCTGATACCAAGCTTCAAAGTGATCTGTAGGGTTTCCTTTAGCATCTAGAATTGTTGCTTTATTCCCTGTCTTAGTAACATTAGCAGCCACAACATGGCCCCCATTATCCTCAGGAGTATCAGTCGTATTGTCTAGCCCAGTTGTAGGGTCTGTTTGAGCAGCAGCTTTATAGGCAAGAACATCCCGCATTACCCCTTCTTTATTTTTAACCTGAGCAATTGTACCGAAAGGGGGTCCCACAGGAGCGTTCCATGCCGCAGTCCTCGCCTCATCTTGGGTCATAACTTTAGTAGGTTCTTTTTCTGGAGTAGTACTATCTCCAGACTTTTTCGCTGCCTTCTTCTTAGCTTCAGCCTCCAGAAGTTTAAGGCTTCTTTTCTTAAGTTTTGAGTAGCTCTCTAATAATTCTGTGAAATAATCCATACCATATCATAGTCTATAAAATAAACCCAACCCGCATCCACACGAGTTGGGTTTATAAATTTGACTTTTAATTATTATCCTACTGTACTGTTAACGGTCCCGGTCTTATTGTTAGTATTGACAAAGTAATCGTACTTGAATGTCATTTCAATGGTGTGAAAGTCGTTAGTGGAGTAGTTATATTCTCCATGTACTATCTTCATTGGGTAAGCTCCGAACAAACGAATAACATTGCGTGGTTTACCTTCTCCTGTGAGTTGAGTAACTTGAATTTCATTCTTGAAGGAGGGGAGGGTCCCACTCTCTCCAGGAACTTTAGCACTCATTAAAGCCCCTGTTCTAGGATCATAGGTAAGGGCAAATAGTTCATACAAAAGCTTGTCAACTTTAGTTCTTTGTAAGTTATCAAAAGTTACTACCAACTCCTCCATGCTTGGGCGACCAGGATAGTAAACTTTGTCATTAACTCTGTTTACTTCAATATCTTCAACAGCCATTCCAGGAGCAGTAACCTGCTTAGCAGCTAGAGTTAAGTCTTGCTGCTGTGTAGCTAAGTCTGGTGGGAGTCCGAAGAATTGGACTTCAAACTGGTAAATTCTGTGTGAGTCTAGCTCACTA